GCAGATGGAGAGAGTTGAGCCCGTTTCCGAGGCGCAACCTCTACATGAGCAGGAAGTTGAAGAGATCAAGGAAGAGGATTTCTACAAGTCAGTTCTGCAGAATGCTTCTGTTGAGCCTACGGTTCCTTCGAAGGAGACCACAAAGATGGAACCTACCTATGAGTCATTGTCTAAGAAGGAACTACAGGAGTCTTTAAAGCAGCGTGGTCTTACTCTTCCGAAGGGCGCGGGGCGGAAGGAGATGATTGATACTCTTAAGAAGAACCTGGTCCCGCTTGCACCGGTCGCCGAGGAGGTTCGGGCTGGAAGTGAGGGCGCCGTCTCTTCTGGCTCTGTTCTTTCAGCCATGGACGGAGCTGAACTCATTGAATAAGACTATAAATTCTAAGGGTATTGTAAATGGATAGTAAGTTCTTTCGGAAAACAACTGAGCCGAACTATTATGGCAAGAGTGTAATGGAAACACCTCGGCAACAACCTGCAAATCGTTCATCTCTTCCTACAGCCGACAGTCGTTTTCCAGGATACGCGGCGGCTTATATGGAGGACGGTCGTGTCGTGACAGATTATCGTCCTCGTTGTAATCAAAATGTTCCGGCTGGCTCACAGTATGCGACGAAAGAGTGGATGGTACATAACGCCGATTCTATTATTGATGTTTCAAGGAGAAGACAGGCTACTTATACGGGTGCCATCTACGGAACTGATTCAACTGTTGTTCCGCCGGTTGAAGCTGGTGTTCAATGTTCTCCAGTTGGCTGCGAATACATTGAGGGGCAGGGACGCGAGGGTGGTATTGGCATTGAGCGTGTCGATATTGCGCCGGATCTTTTTGGAACATTTACTTACAATAGCTTCAGCAGACCACCGAAAGCCAAGACGGGCTTGACGACGCAGTTTGAGGGCGGGCGGAACTCAATGAGAGGGCAAGCATTTAGACCATTGGGCAACGGACCTGTTCCGAGCCCCGTCTAAATACGAATGGCAGTCATATGTAGATGCCTTTACTAACAATCTTATCATTTGATATTGGAATCAAAAATCTGGCGTGGTGTCTTATGAGACGCAATACAGATATAAGTGGATCCCAATATCAAATCCTCGGCTGGGAAAATGTAAATATTCTTGGTGATTCTGTTGTCACTAAGGTGACGTGCAACAAGTGCTCGGCGAAGGCTACGCACTCAAACAGTGATACATTATCGTGTGGTCGTCACTGCCCTGCAGAGAAGCCTGCACTAAGGGACCTCAGTGGAAATGCGCTTAAGAAGATTCCCGCACTAAAGGATCTGAAACTCCTCTTTGCGCAGCGTGGTCTTTCTGCACCGAAATCGAAGGATGACGCCACGAAACGACTCGGTGCCATTTTTTCACTGCCGGTCGAACTTAAAAAAGTGAAGAGAGCCGTCGATACAGAACTATCGGTTCTTCACGATGGAATACGAAAACTGGTTTTGGAGAAGAAGGAGCTCTTTGCTCAGGCGGGCGCCATACATCTGGAAAATCAACCGGTCTTGAAGAATCCTACAATGAAGTCTGTACAGATGTTACTGTTCGCCACGCTGCGGGATCTCTTGCAACCTATTCCGCAACTCAGGCTCATACACGCAGGTATGAAAGTCAAAGGTGTACAAGCAGGCGACGCTGGCTACAAGGAGAGAAAGCAGGGGTCCGAGTTCGCCGCGAAGCAGCTTCTCGGTGGCAGCACAGTAAAGGATGCGGCAACATGGAAGACGTTTCTTGAGAAACATACAAAGCAGAACGACTTAACAGACGCATTTTGTATGTGTATAAATGCTCTTACATAACAAACTCATTTAAAATGGACTCTCTTATGATAAAGTTTCAAACATTTGGTTGATTAAATCATCTCTGTTGGTATGTTTGCATAACTCATACCAATCTGGATGCGGGTCTGTATTGGGTGCATCTAAGGTATTATTATATTATTTTTAAACTTTAAACTACTTAACATAAACGTAAATCGGATTGGAAATAGCGATCAATCTTGCCTGTAAACTCCGCATTTAACAAACGCAGGTGGCTAACTTCATATGAATGTTCTTCAGGAATTTTACGCTTTTCTATAAAATCAGTTACAGTTGTGGGAAAAGAATCATACAATGGGCTCCGATATCCTTTTTTTTCTAAAAAAAGGGATATCTGAAATAAACTTGACACATTCATGAAAAATACAACGTAATCGCGATTGATTTTAAAATCAAACGGACACAACTTAACTTCCAGTGCACTGATGTCCTCTTTGCTTGGATTCACTTGAAATATTTCTTCCACAACTTCACGTATTGCTGTCTCGATTGACGTCTCCAATCCATGCCGTTTTCCGCCAAACCCGCTCCACGCATCCAACGACGAGTTCCATCCACTCAAAAAATCTTTACCATCTTGAAACAATATCCCCGCCGCGCTAAAACTCATCCGCCTTCTTTGTCCGAGGACTTTAGAAAATGGGAGAAGACGCAGTAAATATAAAAACAAAAAGAGCCGCCATACAAATTTCCGGAGAGTTTCGCTGTTTACATATAATGAAAGACTTCTTCGAACGAAATATTGTACATGATCTAGAACGGCGAGGCTATGCCGTTGATGTCTTTGCTCACTGCTGGAAAAGAGATGAAACATCACTGGGAACATTTCTACATGAACAACGCGGCAACTGGCACGAGACTATGCCAGTTTTTTCAAATGCTGAAGGCGTGCAACTCTTAAAACCTGTCTCTTATCTTTTCCAGGATCCCAATGAAATACCTATGATAAAAGGTAAACATAGATGTATACAAATGTGCTATTCTATTTTCATGGCAAATCATATACGTACTGTCTACGAAAATAAGACAGGAACTAAATATGATCTTGTTATGCGTCATAGAACAGACTGCATTGTAAATGAACCTCTTTTTAAAGATCTACCCACTAACCTATCGTCATTCTTAGTGATTCCGAAATCAACGACTGTTTCAAATGACGATGGACCTTATAATGACGGCGACGAAAATCATATTTGCGACTGGATTGCATACGGAACTCCAGATATGTTAAATATATATGCAAACGCATATTGTATGTGGGCGGACTCTGTAAATACTCCCGATGGACATGCATGTATTGCTCTCAACTTGACAAAACATAAGGTCAAGGCAATCCGATCGCAGCTTTCCTTTTTCCTCGTTGAAGGAAATGGTCAAATACGGGGCATTCTGCGTAATAGTACTATTTAAAAGAACTGTTAAAAGAAAAGCGAAGAAGAGAAATGTCTGGGCGCAGTGTAACGATTCAAGAAATGGAAGATGTTTCGCGTTCCTTCGGTGGTCCCGACTTCAACCTAAGCGGCGACGTAGGTAATGTTATAGATATAACGGATAACTCCGACATTCTTGGTTTAAATATGTTAGCAAACCAATCAAAAATATCAGTAGGTGTACGTGAAAACTCATCCTCCTCATCCTATGTCCCGCAGCAAGTTCAGATTCCCATGTCGTCATCGTCGAATCAAATGTCTGAGATTGAACTTGCTCCTCTAGAAAATCTCGATACAATCACACTCAACATGGATCCTTCAGGGATGCAGGAGATAAAAATAAATAAGGAAGAGTCGTCGGCTGGACTCTACAGCAACACGCAGAGCGCGACAGGTCCCGGTATCAGCTTGACGCCGGCGCAGGTTCACAGAAACCCCGAAGAGGAGAAGAAGGAGAAGATCGAATATCTGAATAAGCTCCAGCGCCTGGAGCAAAAGGGGTTTCCTGTCTCCAAGCGCTTCACAATGGACAATAATCTTGATGAAATCAAGCAGGAGTTTAATCGCCTTGTAGATGCACGCAACTTGGAGGGCTCCCTTCGTTTTCAGCGCCAGGCGCTTATGGGTGTCGTGACGGGCATGGAGTGGATGAACAATCGCTTCGACCCGTTTGACCTCAATCTCGAGGGCTGGTCTGAATCTGTACACGAGAACGTTGAGGATTTCGATGATATCTTTGAGGAACTCTATGATAAGTACAAGGACAGAGGAAAGATGCCGGCGGAGGCGCGCCTAGTCTTTGCGCTCGCCGGCTCCGGTTTCATGTGCCACGTCAGCAACACCTTCATGCGTCAGCGCCTTGGACAGGGTATGGACAATGTCTTGAAGAACAATCCGGATCTGGCGCGCCAGTTTGCGGCGGCGGCTGCGACAGAGGCTGGATCAGGCTTCGGTAACTTCATGGGCATGGCGATGGGACAGCCGCCGCAACAAGCAGCGAGTGGTCTTGCCCCGCAGCCTATGCAGAATCCCGCCGGCGCCTTCTTCGGTAGCTCTAGACAACAGCAGCAACAGCAGGGTGCTGCGACGCCGCAGCCTTTGACGCCGCAGAACATCGCGTCCGTCGAGCCGCCGCGTACGGCTCGCAGGGAGATGCGCGGACCGAGTGGTGTCGATGACATCTTGAAGACGTTCGAGGAGGTGCGCCGCGCCGAGGCGGTTGGCAACTTTGAGCCGCCCCCTATGTCCATGGGTGCGCCGCCCGCCATGAATCAGCCGGCGGTCCAGATCGCGGCTGAGATGGAGAGTGTACATAGTGGCGATATTGGTAGCACGACGGAGTCAGCTAGAGGTGGCGGTCGTGGTCGCAGACGCAGACAGCCTGTAGGAAACACATTGGCTGTAAATGTCTAAGAACGTCGAACTTTTCTTGTTCTTGTTCTTGATTTTTTTCCGCCTTTAAAAAACATCATTGCCGCTGCAGATAAAACAATAGGAATAGCTACACATACTAATCCCATACATACATCCGCAATGATTTTTCCTTTACTTGTTTTTCTAACTTTAACAATCTTCACTTTGGGAGTTTCATTTGCATTCATTTCTGGGTGAAGAGTACGTGTGGCTTCTTTTGCGATTTTAGCTCTATTTTCTCTTTTATAGGGTCCACTCAAGCGAGCCCCAACATTTTCAAAAGGATCAGGACCCTCTCCTTTCCATGCGGCAAGTTCCGCATCAATCGCAGCCCCCAAAATCGGATTTTGTTCGCGAATTGTTTCTATTTTGCTAGACATTACACTTGGGTCGCCCCCCATAAGTTCAGTGACAACTTGGCGTGCAACAATAAGATCTGGTAGTTTTTTTTCGATTTCTATAAGTTTCATGGTAGCATTAGATTCCGGGTACCATGAGTTTGCTGTAGCTCTAACTGTTTTATTTGTAAACGGTCTACCAGATGCCCATCCACTGCTATTTGTGCCCCAGTTACTTTTTGCTCTAGCTAATCGTTCAGCGTCACTTTGTGCATTTCCAGATGCAGATCTTGCTAAGGGTGCACCTTGATTAGGAAAACGAACCGCCTTTTTCATCTACTAATAGAGTAGAATGAGTGCAAACAACTTCGTAAAAATAGAAAAGGGCACAAAGGAAGCGGCTGTTGCTGTATTTACATTTGGTCGTTTTCAGCCGCCGACAACGGGTCATAAACTACTTATTGACTCAGTATCAAGGATTGCTAATGAACATGGTGGAGATGGATATATTTTTGTATCAAGTAAAATGAATAATGTTCGGCATAAAAATGTAAATGCGATTACACGAAATATGAGAGAAACGGGAAATTTTACATCCACTGGCAATAATGAAAACCCCCTTACGGTTGATGCAAAGATACTATTTTTAAACAAAATGTATCCTAAATCCGGAAGGGATGTTCGTTTTATCAATACAACAAAGAACGACTGTAGAACAGTTCCGTCTGTCTTTCAGAAGCTGTTTGAGGCTGGGTATACAAATGTTATTATGGTAGTCGGAAGTGATCGTGTAGAGAGTTTCAGCACATCCTTTAAACGAGCCAATGGTTCTGTTACAGTTGTCTCTGCAGGTGAGCGGAATCTTGAAAACGAGTCGTCAAATGATCCGACAAAAATGTCAGGTACAAAAATGCGAAAGGCTGCGCTCAGAGGAGATGTTGACTTTTTCTCACGCGGTGTTAAAATTGGAACAATGACAGATGAAGATGTCATTGGTCTTATGAATCTAGTGAGAGCGGGGCTTGGTTTTCCGCCATTTACAGGAAAGGGCGGAAAACGAAGAAATACGAGAAAACGCAACTAAGAGTTTATCTTTTGCAGGTTCTGCATGTAAATAAGTTCTGCGGTAAACGGTTCTTTTTGTTTTGACGGCTCACCTTGCTTTGGACTCACGCGCGCCTGTTTCTCCATGAGTTTTCTCAGAATGTCCTGCTCCTCGGGCGACAAGCCGATTTGCCCTGTTTGTTCCACTGGAGCCGGCAGTTCAGCCGGCGCACCCAGGTAAAAATGACTATTCTCATTCAAGAGAACCGTCAAAACAAGAACAACAAAGACCGTCATGATAAGCGCCA